AGCGCGGCTTCCTGCGGACGAACCCGGGTAACCGCATCGACCAGGGCGTCGTCGTCGACATCATTCGCGAGGCCGTGGCGCTGTTCGATGTGCAGCAGATCGGGTTCGATCCGTGGAATGCCGGCAATCTCGAGCAGGACCTGCAGGCGGAAGGGTTCCCGGTCGTCGAGATTCCGCAGACGCTGGCGCAGATGAGCGGCCCGTCGAAAGACTTCGAAGCGGACGTCCTTGACGGCCTGGTCGACGCCGGCGGCCATCCGCTCATGGCGTGGTGCATCAGCAACGTCGTGGTGCAGCGCGACGGGAAAGACAATATCTACCCGGTGAAGAAGAAAAGCCGCGGGCGGATCGACCCGGTCATCGCGGCGCTCATGGCGCGCAAGCTCGCGACGCTGCCGCCGGAGTCCGAGCCGGAATACCAGATGTTTGTGATCGGAGGGGCGCCATGACTGACAAACGACCACCAGGCCGGCCGTCGATCTACGGGACGCGCACAGACACGACGCTCACGCTCCGCGTGACCACCGCGCAACGCCTCGAATTGCGACGGGTCGCCGCCGCGCGCGGGACGGATGTCTCTGGGATCTTGCGCGAGATGATCGATACGCACGTCGAGGACCGGCGTCCGTTCCCGGGCGTCTTCCGCCTCACCGATCCGATCAAGTGACCGGGTTTCGTAAGACGAAACCTCAACGGTAAGCGCACACTTTTCGGGCATCAGACATGCCCGAAGCCGTTTCACGTGAAACCACGCCGCGCCGCGCCTATGCTCGGCTCGAGCTGAAGGCGGTTGACGCCGAGCGCCGCACGCTCACCGGCGTCGCGACCTCTGCCTCCACCGACCGCTACGGCGACGTGGTCGAACCCGCCGGCGCCGAGTTCGCGCTCCCGCTCCCGCTCCTCTGGCAGCACGACAGCAAGTCCCCGATCGGCATGGTGACGCAGGCGCACCAGGTCGGCGACGCGATCGAGATCACGGCACAGATCGCGAAGACCGACGTGCCCGGCGTGCTGAAAGATCGCCTCGACATGGCGTGGCAGTCGATCGCGCTCGGGCTCGTGCGCGGCCTGTCGATCGGGTTCATGGCGCTCGAGGAGAGCTACGACAAGGTCACCGGCGGCTTTCACTTCCTGCGGTGGCAGTGGCTCGAGCTCAGTGCCGTGACGATTCCGGCGAATGCCGACGCGTCGATTCAGACGATCCGTGCCTACGACACCAGCGCCGCGGCCGCGTCAGGCCCGCGCGCGCGCCTGGTCCCCCGTTCACTGTCCGGCGTTTCGGACTCACCGCGCGTCGTCTCGATGCGCTGGAAATCTCCGATGGCCAAGAAAACATACGGTGAACAGATCAGCGGCTGGGAAGCGACGCGCGCCGCGAAGACCGCGCGCATGGACGAACTGCTGGAAAAGTCCGGCGACGCCGGCGAAACCCTGACGGAGGCCGAGAAGGACGAGCACGACGGGCTCGCGCTCGATGTCAAGGACATCGACGGGCAGCTCGTGCGGCTGCGCGCGGCCGAGAAGCGCGATAAAGAGGCGGCCGTGCCGGTCCACGGGACCACGATCGAGACCGCGTCGACGTCCCGCACGGGCGTGATGGTGCTGCCGAAGAAGCTCGAGCCCGGCATCCTGTTCGCGCGCACCGCGATGTGTATGGCGATGGCGCGCGGCAACGAGCTGCAGGCGAAAGAGTATGCGCGGCAAAGCTACGGCGACGACGCGGTCCCGCTCGTGAAAATGATCGACTACATGACCAAGGCCGCCGTCGGGGCCGCCGCGACGTCGGTGAGCGGGTGGGCGTCGGAAATGGTGCCGTACAACATCATGGACGACTTCATCACGTTCCTGCGCCCGGGGACGATTCTCGGGAAGTTCGGCACGACGCAGAACGGGACCACGTATCCGAGTCTGCGGCGCGTGCCGTTCAACACCCGCGTGAGCGGCTTCTCGGCGGGGCTGACGGCCAACTGGGTGGGAGAGGGCTTGCCGGCGCTGCTGAGCAAGGCGACCAGCTTCTTCACCTCCCTGACCTGGTCGAAAATCGCGGCGCTCGCCGTGCTGACCAAGGAAGAGATCCGCTTCTCGAACCCGAGCGCGGAAGCGAAAGTGCGCGACGACATCGCCGCGGCCATCATCGCGAAACAGGATCGCGACTTCATCGACCCGGCGAAGGCGGCTGTCGCCAACGTGTCGCCGGCGTCGATCACGAACGGGACGACGCCGATCCTGCCGACGGGCCCGAGCGCGGCGCAGTTGCGCACCGACCTGGCGACGCTGCTCGCCACCTTCGCCGCGGCCAACCTGTCGCCCGAAGATATCGTGCTCATCATGTCGACGGTCGACGCGTTGAACATCTCGCTGATGATCACCTCGCTCGGCAACCCGGTCTTCCCGGGCCTGACGATGCAGGGCGGCAACCTGCTCGGCTTCCCGGTCATCACGACGACCGCGATGGTCGGGGTCGGGTCACCGGTCTCGAACATCATCGTCGCCGTCAAGGCCGGTGAGGTGTACCTCGCCGACGATGGCGTCGTGACGGTGGATGCGAGCGACCAGGCGTCGGTCGAGATGGTCGACTCCGGCTCGGCGCAGAGCGGTATCAGCGGTACGGGCGCCTCGCTCGTCTCGTTCTGGCAGGCGGGCCTCCTGGGCCTGAAGGCCACGCGCGAGATCAACTGGAAGCTGCGCCGCCCGCAGGCGGCCCGCTATATCTACAACTCGGCCTACAAGGCGTAATTCCCAGGGCGCGCGTCGGCCGTCTGCCGCGCTCGGTGGATGGTCGACGCGGGCGTCCCCTGCGTTGAGGGCGACGACATGCCACTCGATAACTTCACTCTCCGCAAGTACCGCGCGCTGAAGGAATGCCCGCAAGGGCAGCTCCCCGGCGAGGTCTTCGAAGCGACCGAAGATGCCGGCGACGTGCTTATCAGCGTCGGCGCCGCGGAGCGCGTCGACGACGATCCCGCCTCCACCCCGCCCGTCGGCCGCCACAAGCGGCGCGACCTGCGCGCTGAAGACTGATGCTCTCCCCCCGGACCGCCCTCCGTCGCTGGCTGGGCGTCGAGAAAGCCGCGCCGCCGACCGATCTCATTACGCATATCTCTGGCGGCTGGTGGCCCGTCATCCGTGAGAGCTTCGCCGGCGCCTGGCAGCGCGGCATCGTCGTCGGCGTCGAAGAGGCGGCGACGCATCCGACGGTGTGGTCCTGCGTGACGCTCATCGCCGGCGACATCGCGAAGTGCCGGCCGAAGCTCGTCCAGGAGGACAGTGACGACATCGAGACCGAAGTCGACAACGCCGCCTACTCGCCGGTCTTGCGGCGGCCGAATCACTTCCAGAACCGCATTCAGTTCTACGAGTCGTGGGTGCTCTCGAAGCTGCTGCGCGGCAACGCGTACGCGCTGAAGGTGCGGGACGGCCGCGGGGTCGTGACCGATCTCTATCTGCTCGACCCGATGCGCGTGCAGCCGATGGTGACGCCCGCCGGCGACGTCTACTACGCGCTGCAGCAGGACGTGCTGGCCGGCGTGACCGAGGCCTCGGTCGTCGTCCCCGCGAGCGAACTCATCCACGACACGATGTATGCGCTCTATCACCCGCTCGTCGGGCTGTCGCCGATTTACGCCTGCGGCCATGCCGCGATGGAAGGCCTCGCGATCATCAACAACGCGACGCAGCTCTTCAAGCACGGGTCGCAGATCGGCGGCGTGCTGACGGCGCCCAAGCAAATCAGCGCCGAGACCGCGGCGCGACTCGAGAAGTACTGGCAGGAGAACTACGCCGGCGAAAAGAACATCGGCAAGGTCGCGGTCCTCGGCGATGGGCTGACCTTCGAGAAGCCGCCGGTGATGTCGGCGGTCGATGCGCAGCTGATCGATCAACTGCACTGGGGCGACGAGAAGATCTGCGGCGTCTACCACGTGCCGCCGTTCATGGTCGGCGTCGGGCCGCTGCCCAGCTACAACAACGTCGAGGCGCTCGGGCAGCTCTATTACGGCCAGTGCCTGCAGATTCACTTCGAATCGCTCGAGCTCTGCCTGACGGAAGGCCTCGAGCTGAAAACGCCCTATGAAGTCGAATTCGACATCGAGGCGCTGGATCGCATGGATTCGGTGCAACGGATGGAGGTCGCGACGAAGGGCGTGATCGGCGGCATCTACAAGCCGAACGACGCGCGCGCGAAGTTCAACCTGCCACCCGTGCCGGGCGGCGACCAGGTCTATCTGCAAAAACAGAACTGGCCGCTCGAGAAGCTCGGGAGCGACAACGTCAAACCGCCGCCGGCGCCGGCGCCGCAGAACGGGACGCCGCCCCAGGAGGGGACGCCGCCGCCGGACGCGACACCCGCGAAGGCGGCCGCCATCGATTACGCCGAGGTCCTCGACCTGGTGCTCAAGGAGTTCGCGGCATGACCGAGAGCGAGCGGCTCGCGAACGTGATCAGCGTGGCTGTGCGCAGCGCGACGGCGCCGCTCTGCGAACGGCTCACCGTCCTCGAAGCGCGCAGCGCCGTCCCTGGGCCCCCCGGGCCGCCTGGCGCCAGCGGCGCGGACGGGCCGCCCGGCCCCGCCGGTCCCGAAGGCACACCGGGACGCGATGGGCAGCCGGGCGTGGCCGGCCGCGATGGCGCGCCAGGCGCCCGAGGTGAGCCCGGCGAGCGGGGCGCGGATGGCGTTCACGGCCGCGACGGCACGCTCGAGACGCTGCGGGTCGAGCCGCTCGACGACCGCACGATCCGGTTCGTCCGCGCCGACGGGACCCCGGTGCCCGGCGGCGAGCGGCTCGCCTTCCCCGTGCCGCTCGACGAAGGTGTCTTCAAGCCCGACCAGAGCTACGCGCGCGGCGCCGGCGTGACGCACGCGGGGTCGTTCTGGATTGCCCAACGGGCGACACACGGGGCGCAGGAGCGACCGGGCGACGGCTCCGGGGCCTGGCGCCTGGCCGTCAAGGCGGGCCGCCAGGGGGCCGAGGGGAAGGCCGGGCCGGCCGGTCCGCGCGGGCCGGCGGGTGAGCCTGGGCCGCCCGGAAGGACGTACGCGTGAGGCCCTCCGTGCCGCGTCTGTGGCCGGGCGCAACGATCGTCTGCCTCGGCGGCGGGCCGAGCCTCACGCTCGATGACGTCACGGCGGTCCGCGGCCGTGCGCGGGTGATCGCCATCAACGACGCCTACCGGCTCGCGCCCTGGGCCGACATCCTCTACGCGTGTGACCAGCAGTGGTGGAGCTGGCACGCCGGCGTGCCGTCGTTTCCCGGCCCGAAGTACGGCCTCGCCGGGTCGATTCCGATCACCTGGCCCGACGTCCAGGTCCTCGAGAACACCGGCTGGACGGGGCTCGAGCTCGCGCCGACGGGGCTGCGCGCCGGCCACAACAGCGGCTACCAGGCGGTCAACCTCGCCGTGCATCTCGGCGCCGCGCGCGTGTTGCTGCTCGGCTACGACTTGGGGCCCGACGGCGACCGGACGCACTGGTTCGGCGAGCATCCGAGCCTGGTGCCGTCGCCCTACGCGGAGATGCGCGCGGCCTTCGAGACCATCGTCGCGCCGCTCGCAGAGATTGGCGTCGAGGTGCTGAACTGTTCGCGGCGCACGGTGCTGACGGCGTTCCCGTGTGTGGCGCTCGAGGACGCGCTCGCGGTCGCGACGGAGCGGGTCGCATGACGCGCGTCTTCGGCGTCGACTACCAGTTTCTCTCGTGCGGCGACGTGTTCACCGAGGGGCTCGCGCACGCCGCGGCGGATCTCGGCCTCGCCTACGCGCACGCCGACTGGGCGGCGCCCGACCTCGCGTTCCAGATCGAGACCTTCGCGCCCGATCTCATCTTCGTCGTCCACGGCCGCCGCTTCGCGCAGCGGTTCTACAACCTCAAGGGCTTCGGCGTGCCGACGGCCGTGTGGCTCCTCGACGAGCCCTACGAGGTCGACGACACCGCGGCCTGGTCGTCGCGTTTTGACCACGTGTTCGTGAATGACGTCGCGACGCTCGACCGCCACCCGCGCGCCGCGCGGCTGCCGGTCTGCTACGACCCGCACGTGCACCAGCCGGCCGGCCTCGAGCGGCCGTTCCGCGTCGGCTTCATCGGCGGCGGCAACCCGACCCGCGACGCCGTGCTCGGCGCGCTCGCCCGTGCCGGCCTCCTCGACTACGTCGTGGGCGGCGCGTGGGACGACCCGGACGTGGCGCGGCGCTGCGTGAGCCCGGGCATCATCGCGTGCGAGACGGCGCGCTACTACCAGAGCACGCGGATCGTGGTGAACGTCTTCCGCGATCGGCACCACTTCAACCGCAACGCGATCCCCGCGACCGCGATGAACCCGCGCATCTATGAGGCGCTGGCCTGCGGCGCGCTGGTCGTCAGCGAATGGCGCCCCGAGCTCGCCCGGGTGCCGGACCTGCCGACCTTCGATCGTCCGGCTGAGTGTGTCGCCCTGGTGCGCACCCTGCTCGCGGCCGAGGCCGACGAGGTCGAGCGCCTGCGCGGGCGCTGCGCGGTGGCGCTCGCCGACGACACCTACGCGGCGCGGCTCCAGACCGTGCTGACGGTCATGCGCGCCGAGGTGGCGGCATGACGCCCCGCGTCACCATCGTGACGACGGTCTACGACCGCATGGACTGCCTCGCGCGGTGTCTGCGGGCGACCAAGCAGAGCACGTGCGCCGATCACGAGCAGCTCGTCGTGTCCGACGCGCCGGGCCCGGCGATCGAAGACCGCATCGACGCGATCGTCGCCGGCCTCGACGACCCGCGGGTGCGCCATCTGCGCCGGTCGGACCGCGCGAACGACTGGGGCATGAGCCCGGCCTTCGACGGGCTGCGGGCCGCGGCGGGCGAGTTCGTCTGCTTTCTCTCCGACGACAACGCGTATCTGCCCAACCATTTTTCACCGCTCGTCGACGCGCTCGACCGCGACCCCGATCTCGGCTTCGTCTACGCCTCCTGCCAGTACGCCGCGTTCCGCGAGCTCCGCACGGCGCCGCCGGCCGGGTCGCAGATCGATCTCGGCCAGCCGCTCTTCCGCACGACCGTCCTGCGCACCGCGTTCCCGCACGGGTTTCCGTTCCAGGAATTTGCGTGGGACTGGCGCGTGATTCACGTGCTGTTGCTGCTCGGCGTGCGCTGGCAGCACATCGACACGGCGTCGTTCATCTTCCGCCTGGCCGCGTACCCCGAGCACCTCGAGGCGCTCCGATGACGACGCTGCATGTCTGCGCGATCGTCCGCGACGAAGGGCTGTATCTCGCGGAGTGGCTGACGCACTACCGCACGCAGGGCGTCACGCGCTTCTGGCTCTACGACAACGAGTCGACCGATGGCGGCCTCGACGGCCTCGGCATCGACGTGGTGGTCGAGCCGTGGCCCGGCCGCGGCGTCCAGCTCGCCGCCTATCGGCACGGGCTGCTGCGGGGCGCGGCGGACTGGCTGGCGTTTCTCGACGTCGACGAGTTTCTCTATCACCCCGACGGCCGGCGCGTCCTCGATGTCCTGGCGGCGCAGCCGCCGGCGGTCGACGCGGTCTGGGCGCCGTGGCGCATGTTCGGCTACGGCGGGCACCTGACCCGCCCGGCGGGCTCCGTGGTGCAGGCGTTCCGTACCCGCGCGGCCGACGACCATCCGCATCACGCCTACGCGCATGGCGGCAAGTCGATCGCGCGCCCGTCGCAGGTGCGGGCCTTCCTGGACCCGCATCATCTGCGCCTGGCCAACGGCGACAGCCATCGCGTCAACGACAGCGGGCTGCTGGTGAATCACTACGTGACGAAGAGTCGCGACGAGGCGCTCGTCAAGATCCAGCGGCCGCGCATCGACACCGGGTGGTATCGCGCCTGGCCAGAGGTGGACGGCGACGCGCAGACCTATGGGGCGGTCCGTGACGACCGCCTCGCGCAGCTCACCGCGGGAGTCCTCCATGCGTCCTGAGCTGCAGGACCTCCCGGCCGGCTGGTTTCATCACGGCGAGAAGATTCTCGCCCTGGTCGAGGCGCACCGGCCGCGCGTCTGCGTCGAGCTCGGGACGCACAAGGGGGCGTCGGCGATCGGGCTGACGCGGCTCCTGCGTACGTGGGGCGGGCACCTGGTCTGCGTCGACAGCTGGAACCCCGTCTTTTCCGGTGAGTCCGGCGTGCTCGCCATGTGCGCGGCGAACCTGCAGGCCGCCGGCGTCGCGCCGTGGGTGCGCCTCATCCTGGCCACGACGGCCGAGGCCGCGGCGGCGTGGCGGGACGGGCCGATCGATTACCTCTACATCGATGCCGACCACTCGCGCGAGGGCTGCGCCGCCGACCTGGCGGCCTGGTGGCCGCACGTGCGGGAGGGCGGCCTGGTCGCCGGCGACGACTACGACAACCCGGACAGCCCGGGGGTCGCGGAGGCCTGGGACACCTTCGAACGCACGCACGGGCAGACCTTCGAGCGGTTCGCGACGCCGAACACGGCGCCGCTCGGGATGCGGCTGGTCTACGGGACGAAGCGGAGTGCGGCATGAGGCAGACCGAGCTCCGCATCACCGACTCGCTCGTGAGCACGGTCGCGGCCGGCTCGCCGCCGGTCTCGGCGTTGACGCTCGACTACGCCAAGCAGCACATCCGCGCGCTCGGCACCGTCGACGACGTCCTGACGGCGGTCTACATCGACGCCGCGGCCTCCTACTTCGAAGAGCAGACCGGGCGGCAGCTGCTCACGGCGACGCGGGAAGCGTGGCTCGATGCGTTCCCGTTTGTCGGGGCGAGCGGGATGCGCGCGCGCATTGAACTACCGCGGCCGCCGCTGCAGAAAGTGCTCGACGTGCGCTATGTCGATGGCACGACCGGCGCCTGGCACTCGAGCCTCGGCGGCTCGCCGCCGGCGCCGCTCTTCGCCTACACGGCGCCGGTCGGCGACTACGCGCGCCGGGGCTTCGTCGAGCCGCTCTACGGGGCCAACTGGCCGCAGGCGCGGCCCCAGACGGCGGCCGTGCGCATCTCGTATACCTGCGGCTATGGCGCGTCGATGACAGCGATCCCGCCGCTCGTGCGGGGCGTGCTCTGCTATCTCGTCGCGCACTTCGATACGTTCCGCGCCGCTGTGCACGAGGCCCGCCGCGGCGCCGTGCTCGAGCTCCCCTACGGCGTGCAGATGATGCTGGACGGCTTCAAGTACTCGGCCTATCCCTCGCAGCTGCTGCGCGAGATGCACTGGCCCGAGGGCGTCGCCGACAGCCTGGCCGGAGGGGCCCGATGGTAGCGATCGAGATCGGGTCGCTGCGCCAGCTCGCGACGCTGTCGAACCCGGGACCGCCTGCGATGGACGGCGACGGGAGTTACACGCAGACCTACGTGCCGCTCACTCCGCCGACCTGGCGCTGCGCCATCGAGAAGGCGAGCGTGCAACAGTCGGAGAAGCACTTCGCGTCGACCGTGCTGTCGCACGCGACCTACATCTTCAGCGGCCGCTTCCATCCGCAGATCTCGTCGTTGCTGCCGACGCGCATCCAGTGGACGGACCGCGCCGGCATCGCGCACACCGGGACCGTGCTCGATGTCAACGACACCGAAGGGGCCGGCGTCGAAACCGTCCTGCTCGTGACGGAGGTGGCCCAGTAATGGCGGCGCACGTCCGCTTTGAGGGGCTCGAGGAACTCCGCGCCGCGCTGCGCGCGTTGCCGGCGACGCTCGTCGGTGAAGCGACGGGCCTGGTGCAGGCGGCGGCCGAGAGCGCGAAGGCGGACATCGTCGCCGCCTATCCACGGCGCACCGGGAACTTGCGCGATCACGTCCAGGTCACGACGCCCATCGCGAGCGCCGCCGGGGTCGTCGTCGTCCTGCGCAACACGTCGAAAGAGGCGCGGTACTTCGAGCACGGGTCGCAAGTGCGGCATACCGCCATCGGCGCCAATCGCGGATCGATGCCGCCCGGTCACGTGTTCGAGCCGCGCTACCAGAAGTGGCGGCGCCATATGTGGGACACGCTCGCGGATCTGCTGCGCCGCGAAGGCCTGAGCGTGAGCGGGACACCATGAGCCGCGCCCCCCGCGATTCGTCCGACATCGATAACGCGCTCGTCGCGTATCTCGCCTCCGACGTGGCGCTCCTGGCGCTCTGTCCGAACGGGATCTACATCGACGAGGCGCCGCCCGGCGCGCTGCAGTTTGTCATCGTCTCGGTCGTCGACGCGGTCGACGAGGCGGTCTTCGGTGGCCGCGCGATCGAAGACATCCTCTATCTCGTCGAAGCGCGGATGCTCAGCACGACGCACGGCAACATCAAGGGCGCCGGCGCGCGCATCGACGCCCTGCTTGACGATCAGGTGCTCCCGCTCGGCTCGCCGTCGCGCGCGCCGGGCTACGTGCCGATCGCCATGTTTCGCGAAACCCGGCTGCCGGGCCGCACGGAAGTCGACGAGGTCGACCCGTCGCTGCGCTGGTGGCGCCGCGGCGGCCAGTATCGACTGCAGATGGCGATCAACCCGTTCACGGCGGTGGGGCCCGCCGTCACATCAACCGAGTCAGGGATCCCCCACAGGGTCACGACGGACACCAGAAGAGGGTACGCAGATGATCAAGACCGGACGGTACGGCACGGTGAAGTGGAACGCGG